TAAAACGGATTCTGCTAATGGACGAATGCCCGGCTGTCCACCTTTTTGAAAAAAGTATGGTACCTTTTCGTACAGTTCAAAGGCACGGGCAGTTTTAATTGCTTCGTCAGGCTTGGCGTTATAGATAAAATTCAATTCGGGTACAGCATTTAGTGAGGTATTATATTCAACCTGACGCATTGCTGTCATGAATCGTTTGGCATAGTTTTCATCGGATTCATTAGGTTCTTGTTTACCCGCTTTACCAAAACGAACTTCTGCATAATCTTTAATTATCTTAAGGTTCTCTGGATTCTTATATAAAGATTCAAAAGGAACTTCTTGTTCTTTAATAGGCAAGTCAAACTCGGAAGCAACCTTTTGTTCTTTAACTCCTTTAATAGGCAAGTCAAACTCAGAAGTAGGTGCAGTAGTTTTAGGAACCATAGCAGCTGAAGTCTGACTAGAGGCTGTAGTCTTAATAGGTAAATCAAATTCAGACTGAGGTGCAGTAACACCCGCCTGTAGAAAGTCTAATTCACTAGCCATTTTTACCTTTTATTTATTTCCAACCTGCACCGGTCCAAGTCTTTGTTGTTTTGCCGTCTTTACCTATGTACACTTGACTTGCTACTAGTTTAGTAGGATCCCATCTGCCATCGACAAGAGCATCTTTAGGAGTGGGTATAGGTTTATTTACTACCGTTGGTTTTACTATAGCAGCAGGTTTACTATCAGCAGCAGGTTTACTATCAGCAGCGGGTTTACTATCAGCAGCAGGTTTTTCTTTTGTTACTTTTTTAAATTCTATTACCTTATTACCTTCTATAACTGCGTATGGTAATAGTGCATCACGAGAATTGCGTCCACCAATAATGTTATTATCTTTATCTAAAATGCCTAAATTTCTAGCTTGCTGCTCAATCATTTTATTTTTGTGTGCAATAAAATTATCAATGTCTATACCACTACCAAGTATTGGAACGTACTCTTGAGACTTTTCATCAAAGCGTACTTGACCATTAATAATAAAAGGATCCATACCTGCTCGTAGAGTATTTGTAAAGACACTATTAATCTGGGCTGTAGTCCGTGCCTTACCGTCTCCCTCTTTATCAGCAAACCTAGCTTCAATTACAGCATTAGCAGCTAATTTATCAAGCAGGGGTTTAGCTTTATCAGAATTAATATCTTCACCCCCAGCAATAATATCATCTAATGAAACCTCTGGTACACCTTCGAGGGTAGCAGTTGGTCCTTTAGCATAAGCACGAAGTTCTTTAACAGGTTTTCCAGAGGATGCTTCAAACTCTGCTTGTGCCTGTGCATACGCAGGTGACTCTAATCCAAATGCACCACGTACTACTTTTTTAGGTTCTTCTACAGTTGAAATAGGAATACGAGTAACTTTATCAATATAATCAGCAACAGTAATATCCGTGTTACCTTTATTTACCTTTAATAATTTGTCAAAATCTACTTGATCCAGTCCATCCTCTTTTTCTTTTAACTGCTTTGCTAAGTCTTTAGCATTTTGAGGATTTTGTAATATGCCAACTATTTGAGCTTGTGTAAATGCTAGTCCTTTTGCTCCTCGGTATCCAGACAATACTTCTGCTGTAGCTTTTAACTCGTCTCGTTTAGTGCGTAGTTTCTCGTCTTGCTCCCCTGCTTCTTTTTGCAGTCTTTCAAATTCACGCAGGGTTGAATTACGAATCTCTTTATTTCTTGTAGTAATAGCTGTGGCTGCCCCTTCTGAGGCACCAGCAAGGAATGCACCGAAATCAAATCCCATATTATTCCACCATGTCTTGAGGTTTAGCCATTAATCCTTTTGGCTGTTCTATTGTTTTTACTACTGGAGTTGCTTTACTTTTCTGCATCTCTTGTACAGCCAATCTTGCCTGCCTACGACTTGTTGTATTTTCTTTAAATACATTATCAATTGTTTCTACATATGTAACATCATGTATGTCTGCAATAGACATTAACAGTTCTTCAACTACTGGCAATACAAGAATACCTACATCAATAGTATGATATCCTTCCATAACACTAGTCTTCATTAAGATATTAGCAATGTTACGAATGGGTAAACTAGATTCAATTAAGTCTAATACTTGATCGTGATTTTCTGGCGTACCTAAAATACGCTTTGTATAAAACTCCATGGCATCTTCAATAGAAACTAAGTTAGGAGGATTCTCCCATGGTCTGTTGCCCGGCTCAGTTGTAAGAGACATTCCGGGTATTGGAGCATTAATATATCCTGCATCTGCTGGCATTATTACTTACTCCTTTTCATTTTAATTTCTTTTCTCTTTTGACGTAGAGCATATACAAACTCACTAATATTAGAAAGTGTGTCTTGTTGTTGTTTTATTTCTTTATTCATTATGTTTTTAGGTGCAAGTAATCCACGAGCAGCATCTGGTTCTTTACTAGAACTTTCTTTTTTACTAATGTATTCTTCTATTTTCTTTTTGTAAATGTCTACGCTCATTAGAATATTTCCTATTTATATAAGTTATGGGGTTGTGTTATGCTCCGGCTTCATTGGGGTCATAGCCACCGCCCCCAAGAAACTCTGGTCCCTCACTTCCTCCACTAAATAAACCACCTGCCCAAGTAGTTATTGAATCTGATTGTTTAACACCCCAGTTAAATATTTCACCGAAGACCTTAGCACCCGTTGTTCCACTTAGTATGGTAGCTGCAGATGCACCAATGGTCTTAGTAATTTCTGCATCCTTAGCCATGGTCGCTGCCAAGATACTTGCATTTGCAGATATTTCAGAACGAGTAATAAGATTTATACGATCCGCTGAACTCTCAGCAGATTTCCATGAATACTCAATCTCATCACGGAACTGTTGCCACATGTTGTTATACTCAACCATAGTAAGTTCCATGGCTTTAGTAGCATTAAATTCATTAGCACGATTAGTAGCTGCAGTATTAGCAGTGCTAATCTCTCTACGCCACTGAGCATTAGACTGATCAATGACTAAACGATTCTGTGCATTAAACTGATCTCGTTGATTCTGTACCTCAGTATTAAATTTAGATACAGTGTTTGCTTGGTCTACATTAAATTGTGACATAGCATTACTTTGTTGACTATTAAATTGTTTTACTTGGGTAGTTAAATTAGCAAAGAATTGATCTGATTGATTCTGACTACTTGCATTAAATTGTTTAGATGCATTAACAGCAGCTTGATCTGTTAGGATAGATTGGATATTAGATTGAGCCTTGAACATCTCTGTCTGTTGCTCATTCTGCAAATTAGTCATGTCCATCTGTAGGAAAGACTGAGCATTTACTACAGCAGCTTGCTGTCTGTTATTTAAATTTTGTGTCTCTAAGTTAGCAATCTGAGCAGCCTCTGCCATGGTAAGAGCTTGTCTATTATTTAGATTAGCTAAGTCCATTGTTTGTGCTAGTCTTGCATTCTCTAAGGCAACTTGTTGCTGTGCTGTAAAGTTCATGTTAGCAATGTCAGCTACACGAGCAGCATTAGCTACACGGGTTTGGAATGATTGATCAAACTCTTGACCTAAGAACTGGGCACGTTGCTGTGCAGTTAGTACTGCTACTTGCTGTCTGTTAGACAGGTTCTGTAGACCCATTTGCTGGAACACTTGAGCATCAGCACTAGCAATAGGCAATGCAGCTTCAAGAGTGGCTTGAATGATAGCTTGACCAGCTAGACTAGACGCACCTAAACCACGGGCAGCCATCTGTGCTGTAGCATTACGTAAGGATGCAGCAGCCCATGAAGGAGGGTTACCCGATTCAAAGCCTGCAGTTAATTTAGCTAACTGCCCTTGAACTGTCATGTCATCTGTAATTACACCTTGAGCAGCTTCTGCTTTAGCTAGGGTAGTTTCTACTTCAGTCATATCAACAGCAGGTCCACTAATCATTTCACCTATTTGTTCACCACGTATAGGTGCACCGGTTACTTGTGTAGTTAATCCTTGTGCAGCTTGTAGCTGACCAACGGCAGTCTCTGCAGGTGTAGCTTGTGCAGCTTGTACTTTAGCTTGCTCTGACACCACCCCCTGTGCAGGTTGTAATGCATCGGCTGCTAGTTTTACTGCAGGTGCAGCTTGTACAGCTTCCATTGTAGCTGTTGGGGTAATGGTGGGAGCAGTTGTAGTAGCTGCAGTTATAGGCGTAGCAGCAGTAACCTGAGCAGCAGTTGTTGGGGCTAAGGCAGTACTAAGTGTCTGATCAGTTTGAACTGTTTGTAGTGAAGGTGTTACTTGAGCAGCAGCTGGCTGAGTTGGTTTAGTCAATGTATTAGTAGCTGTAGTATTTGCATTTTGTGTAGTAGTAACAGTCTGCTCTTCTTCTGGGGCAGTAATAGTTCCCCCCTCAGCCATACCTTTAACCATGCCCCCACGAGCCATAAATTTACTACCAATCATAGTGTACTTACGTGCCTCAGATGGACTGGAGTTTAGATACTCATCAAACATTTGCATAGGACCGTCATAGCCCATCTTACGAGCTACAATCTCCCGTTGTTTATCTGTAAATGTTTTATCTGCCATATTGTGCAACCTTTATTTGTAATTTATTTTATGAAAGGTATAACGCTCTTTCATCTTTTCGTCTAATAGTAAGTCCTTTTAATTCCTTACCACCTGCCTTGTTCCATTTTAAGAACTCCTCGGCAGCACCTTCAAACTCACCTCGATTGTGTTTCATCCGAAGGGTAGAATTTTGGAGATTACCAAGTCCAACATTAAAGGCGAATGATACAAGTGCACCAAAGCGACCAGTATTAAGACCAGTAGGACATAGTCTTCGTACACCACTTTCAAATCTTTCCAAATCTTTAGCAAGAATTTCATCGATCTCATCCCCACTTAATATTCTATCCCAACCTGCAGGAATTGGCAATGTTTTTCTTTCTGCCAAAGGTACTCTAGCATGGTTAGGATCTATGACATGACCTACACCAACAGTCCATAAAAGTGCAGGACATTGATAGGGTTTTGCCTTAACACCCTCATGGTGTTTAATCATTTCAATGACTTTATGGTCAATCATTTCTTAGCAAAGGCTTGCGTTCCGAACCAGAAGGCAATAATAGAGGCAAGGATCTGCATCTCATCGGCATCAAATACCATAGGGATAGCCTCTACAAAAGAAACACCGGTAGACCATGCCCACATAATAGATGCTATATCTACAATAATAAGTAATAATACAAATAGGTAGGTAACAACAGGGCGAACAGAAGCTCGTAGGTTAATGATCCATTGGGATGCACCTTTACCAATCTCTATATCGTGTTGGTACATAGCACTTCTTTCTTGTGCCTGTGTTTGCATCTGGACTTGATCGGTACGGATCTCCTCTACCTTAACCTGTGCAGCATAGCCACGCTCTAGCATCTGAAGTTCTCGTTCAGTCTGCATCTTGGCTAATTCTAGTTCGTGAGACTTATCAGACTTATCTTGAAAGAAGTCTAGTAGTTTAGGTAGTCCACCCATTAGGAAGGACAAAGCAGTTGATATTAATGTAAACATTATTTACCCTTTATGACCCCAAGTAAGGTACCAAGCAAAGAACGCAGCCAATGCATAGCACATGAACATTGCTCTACGAACCTTTGCCAAATCATGATTAAACTCTTTTTTAAGTTCATTGTCCTGTTTCTCTATTTTTTGTTTAACAGATTCGATTTCACCCCAGCGTTTAGTTCCATGCTTTCTTATGAAATCCGCTTTTACTTTTGCTTCCTCAATGCGAATGTCTTCTTGTCGTTGCCATTCCATTAATGCTCGTTTAAAGTATTGCTCTTTAAAAACCTGAGCTTCTCTTATTTGTCTTTTACGCTCTAGGTCTTTCTGCTGTGCTACTGCTGCAGCATCTTTTTGTACATCGATAATACTCTTTGTAATAGAATGACTAGCCTGTCGGCTGGCATCCATACTACTTGTTACAGACTTTGCTCCTTCTATAAATCCGAATTGATCTGACATACATAGGCTTACTTTCTAAATATTAAATCAGCCGTCCAAGTTACAAAGCCACCAAATACTGAGGCAGCACCCATGATTGCCCACAAGCTACCCTTAGACCTTTCAGCCATCATGACAAGCTTTTTAATGTCAGCTTCCATGATGTCAATCTTTTTCTCCATGGTCTCTACTTGGGCTACTAGCTTGCCGTATTTATAGGGATCTAAAAATTCTTCACTCATTTAGGATACTTCGCTTTCACGGCTAGGCAATCCGCTATGTATTTATCAATCTGTGCTTGGTCGCCCTTTACTACACCATCAATGTAATCGGTGATGGGTG